TATGCTCGGAGCATTCAGCGTTGGCGGCATCACAAATGATGATGTCAGCTGTAATTTTATTATTTTTAATCTTTCGGTATAAGTTAGCGTACGTATCGTACGGAATAACATTAATCGCGGTGTTAGTTTTATCATCACGTTCAATTAAATAAGTAGTAATACCGTTAGACTGACTCTTCTTGTCACTCATATAGTGTTTAGTGTTGAGTGGCAAACCTTTTGTGTAGTGGCTCAAATTATATAAAGCGCCATATTGTGTGGCAGCAATATAAGCTAATTCACCTGGTGCACCAGAGAGTTCTAAGATTGATTTGCCTTTAGCATCCAGTCTGTCCAGTAGTGCATTGAATTTAGCTTTTGTACCACCGCTAGGTGTAGAAGAGTAGTGATCATGACCATTCCAAAATAATATGATTTCATTACCATGGCCGTAAGATGTAAGCAGTTTCCACTTGTCGGTAGCCGGTTCTTTGCGCATGACACATATTCGTGTGCTATATATAGTTGATAAAGCGAATAAAATGTTGTCAGCACAAACGTTGTTCCAAATGCCTCGATGAATGTATGATTGTATGTTGATCAAACGCTCAGCAGCACCAGCTTGATACATAACACAAAGTGTGTGATAAACGGCTCGAATGACACTGCGTTGAGCAGGTCTATTGGTTTCAGGCAGATTGCGCCAAAATGATTGCATAATACAGTGCCCGGGTAGGAAATTTCGCGGCGTGTTCTCATTATAAACGCGTGCGTCAATATCACGTGTGCCATTAGCAACAGGAGTAAAACCTGCACTAATTAACTGGGCAAGCATGCCATCATGACCAAATACTAAATTATCGGTGATATTATCAACTGCCTCTACTTGCGTTAAATCATTGTTTAAATTCAGATTAGCAAAACTGAGGAGAGGTCGAGTAACAAACAATTCAGCAGGAGTGGTGTAAATCTGCTCAGGCTCAAAGGGATCGTTTGTAGTGTTTGGTTTAGCAGCGGTAACAGAAGATGGTAGATCAATTATTTCATCATCAAGTGGCTGCGGAGGCGCATAAGTAGTATCAGTTGTAGAGTCAGTACTATTCTCTTTAATATGGTTTAGGACAAGATTGATTTCTTCAAGTAACGCATCAGCTTCAGAAGTAGTGTCAGCGATAGAGCTGGTTAACGAGTCAGTGCGTGTACTAGTTCTATTTGTATTTATACTCACGCGTTTATATTTATTAATTAATTCTTGCATCATTAAATAATCCATCATGTCATCTTCAAAGGTGAAGGCAGTGCAAGTAGCGTGGTGTGGCAAAGTGCCAGAGTGAATAAATCGATCAAGTTCAAAATTAATACCATATTTGTGATCGTTGCCTAGTGTAAAATTAGCACCGTATGTGTAGTCATCCTCATCATCTTCATCGTAATCGAGTCCGGTGGTGATAGATGTGGGATTGTTTCCACCAATCACTGGGGGTTGGAAGGGAGTATTGGCTGCGATTGCAGCTTTAAGTGATTGGTTATTGCCTTTAAATGTTTTAGCAATAGAATAGTCCTGTGGCGTAATGATATCAAAATGCCAGATACGGTTTGAGTCCGCAACGTCGCGTTTTTCAGCGAAAGTTGGGAATTTATCCATAAAATTACACAAAATTTGACGAATCTCAAAACAAATACCGTCGTGTTTTTGCCATTTCTTTAAATGTTGAAAGGCCGAACTAACCATAGATGTACGGTCAGCGCGATTAATGGCGCCAAGTATGAATAATGAGATAGTGATACGATTGAAATCTCGAACGGAGACGTTCCAACGATCAGCGTAGACTGTAGAACCAATTTTTAAGCTACGCAAAAGTCCACTAGCAACAACAACCAGTTCCGGGTATTTATAACCTTCATCAGTCTGCCTTTGTGTGTAGGACATAAGACAATTGATGACGTGCGTAGGCACAAGGAAGTGGTGTAGTGATGATTGGTGTACTGAGAAATTGTGTGTAAAAGCATCAGTTAAGTCAGGTACGAATTGAAAATCACCAATCAAAGTGGATAGAGGATATGTAATCATGATGTCGCCATCTATCTTGCGAGTGCGAGTAAAATGCAAGCAAGCTAGTGGGCCATAAACTTGTTGATATTCCATGGCAATACACATATCCTCAGTCTCATATTTACCAGTAGTGCACAGATCGAACCAATTCTGGTAATCGTGCGTGTACGGTGTAGAAAAATCGTTGAGACTAAACAGTATTTTTCTTTTGCCATTTTCAGTAACGACTTTGGTTTTAAAAACGTCATTATCATAATTCTCCAAACGCTGGTCAAAGAACATCTTAGGGGCATAGACAAATGCGTAAAGTTGCTCGAGACCGTGTTTCTCGAATATGTTAATGATGTCTTGTGATCCAACATCGTACATAGAATGGACTGCGATTGCGACATCAGCTTTATGTTCGCAATTTTGCGCACCTGCGTGGCAAGGCGCATAGATAGTTTTAGTATCTAAGCTAAAGTTTTTAAGCTGTTTAGCTGTTTCGGTGTCGTCATGTGATGTATGGACAACACGCGCACAATTCCTACAGTCATCCA